ATACAAGCACGCTTTAGATGCAATTAGATATGCTGTAAGCTATCAATTAAAGAATCCAAATGCAGGACAATATCATATTATTTAAAAAACCTAGACCGATTTACCTACCCTCAAACGTATATATAACATAGCATTTTATTAAATGGCAACACAAACACTAAAAATCCCAAACAAACTCTCAGAGATCACACTTGGTCAGTATCAACAATTCAGTAAAATATCAACTGATGATGCAGACGAAGACTTCTTGCAGAAGAAAACAATTGAAATATTCTGTGGTATCAATCTCATAGATGTTGTCAAAATAAAATACACATCAATCATTAGAGTGATAGGTGTTATCAATAAAATGTTTAGCCAAAAATCTGTATTTACAAATCGTTTTAAAATGAATGATACTGAATATGGATTTGTGCCTAAACTCGATGACATGACTTATGGAGAATTTGTTGACTTAGATACGCTCATGAGTGATTGGTCAACTATGGATCAAGCAATGGCTGTATTGTTTAGAAAGGTAAAGGATACACATAAGGATAAATACACGATAGAAGAATACAACCAGGAAGAATCACAAGACATGAAGCAGATGCCTTTGGATGTAGCCTTTGGAGCAATTTTTTTTTTGGAAAGTTTAGGAAAGGAGTTAACGAATCATTCCCTCAATTATTTGGGGAAAAAGTCGAAGAGCATGACAGAGCAACAGAAACAAACCTTAATGAAGTCTATGGGTGGTGGATTACATTCTACTCCATTAGTAAAGGCGATTTAACAAAGTTTGAACAGATAGAGAAATTAAACTTCAGATCATGCCTCACTTATTTAAGCTTTGAAAAACAAAAAAACGAAATAGAAACTAAAAGAATAAAAAATGCCAGACAAAACAGAACTTATTGATTCGCTCTACGAGAGACTGTTTCTAAATGATGACGAACAGATTGTTTTATCAGATGGATTCGAGTCAGCTCTGATTGGAATTAGTGCAGCAGAACCAAAGGTGGCAATCTATGATTTTTGGAAAGCTTTAGATGTAGTAATGAAAGAAGCTCCAGAATTAGGTTTTGACCAAGCTTTAGAATGGCTTGATGAATTCGTAAGCATTAAAATTGAAAACTCAGAATCTATCACACCCATATTTGTGAAAACACTATGAACAACTATTTTAAAATAATTGACGATTTAAAAGATGCTGCTATTGCAGAGCCTTTTATTAATACAGTAACTCAAGGAGACATTACTGAGATAGACCTAAACAAAAACACAATATTCCCACTATGCCATTTGACAATAAATAATGTGACTCTAACATCGAACATCTGCACAGCAGACATTTCAGTTATTCTTATGGACATAGTGGATTTTTCTAAGAAAGCTCCATCAAGCGACATTAGGGGAAACAACAATGAGATGGATGTGCTTAATACACAGCTTGCAGTTGCAGGAAGAATTCAAGCAGAACTTTTGAGACTTGACACTTACTATAGTGATTATCAGATTGACAGTCCTTTTACTTGTGAACCCTTTACAGATAGATTTGAAAACAATGTTGCAGGGTGGGCGGTTTCTTTTTCTATTACTATGGCAAATCCTTCAACTAAGTGCTAATGGAATTAAAAGAATTAAAGCAAGTACTGAACATCTTTGGCAAAACTGTCATTGCTAATTCAAAGAAAAAACTAGACAGCAACAGTTCTCTTGCTAAATCTTTACGCTATCAGTTAAATGAAACTTACGGAGCTATTGACTTTGAATTTTACATGAAGCAATATGGCTTATTCTATGATCAAGGTGTTGTGGGTAAAGACCCAAGCAAAGTATCTCCTAATGCAAAGATAAAAGGTCAACAAGGAGTAGGAAGAGATATTGTCACAGGACAATTTAAGAAGAGTCCATATAGATTTGGCTCTGGTAAAAGCAGAGGCACTTTTAAAAACTTTGCAGAGACAATGGAGAAGTTTGCTCGTAAAAAGAATATAAGATTTAGAGATTCTAAAGGACAGTTTTCCAAAGGTGGATTTAAAAGCATGGGTTATGTGATAGCATCTAATATTTATAATCGTGGATTAAGAGGAAGCTTATTTTTTACAGACCCATTTATGAAAGCCTATAAAGAGTTAATTCCAAAAATGGAAAAAGGTCTTGTGTCTGACATTGAAAACTTTTTTGAAGCAGCAACTAAAAACATAAATACATGAGTACCTATACTAAAATAAATGTAAGAAGTCCGTTTTATTTACATCTAGTCGAACCTAGTCCACCCCTTCCAGACTTCGATTGTGTAGTTGCAGGACTTACAGGTTTTAGTGTTGACGATCAAGGAATCATTACTTTGCCACAACCACAAGCAGGAGTCATAGAATCTATCTCTAGTGATGACGGAGATTTTTCTAATAACAAATTCCCAACAGAAAGCACAGACACTTCTAGAACAATAAAAGTTAACCTAGCAATCCCACCTGCTTTATTTGCGAATTCTAGTAGTGCCTTTTTCGAATGTCCTGTCACAGCAACTCAACCAGGTGTCACAAGCTCAGTTGTTCAACCAACAACTTGTTCTGGTGGCCCATCCAAAAATGGTTCAATAGGTGCGCAAACTTTGACAGTAGGTGGCTCTAGTGTAGATATTAATCTAGCGAGTTTCTTTACAAATGAAACAACTTATGATGTATCTAATATTAATCCAAATGTAGTCACAACAGCTCTCAGTGGAAGTACATTAACTCTCTCTCCAAATGTAATCGGTGGAACAACTACTGTTTATGGAATAGCAAGAGATGGGAGCTACCCTGCTACTTGTGAGCAAACACAAAGCATATCTGTGACAGTTAATGCAGGAAGTGCTTTAGGATGTACTCTAGCAGGAAAAAGTATTATTCAAGGCGGTTCGATAACAGCAGCAGGAGTAATCACAGATCCTATTTCTCCAATAGCAGGAATAGTTGAAAAATCCTTGACAAGTGGTGGTGCTGCTATTACAAGTGTCACACCAAATGGAGACAGCACATCTAAGACAGTAAAGTTATTTTATAAACTTACTCCACCTGCAACTTTTACAAATTCTGGAACACCAATTATTTGTGAAATAGATTTAACACAAGCAGGAACAGCAGCTCCAACATTTTCTTGTGCTATAGCTAATTTAATTGGTGGTGGTGTTTCACAAAACGGAGCTATATTAACACCTACATCCTCAATCGGTGCAACAGTAAAAACACCTGCTAGTGGGACAGCATTTCCAACAGTTACAGTAGACACATCTAGAACTGTTAATTTCCCTGTGGTAATTCCTAGTGGCTATCAAAGTGCAGGATCAGATTTTAGTGGTGGATGTGATGTTACTTTCACACAACCTGCAACAACTCCAACTTGTGGAACACATACTTTGTTTTTAAGTACTCCTGCAAATCAATTGCCTAGTCCAACAGCAACACAAAGTCATTGTAACAAGATTCAAGTAGTGGGAACATATACAGAAATAAAAGCAACAGACCCTAGTGTCACAGGAGTTTTAAACACTATAGTTTGTCAAAACGGATCGCCCTTTGATGGCAGAGACCTTTTTTATGTGATTACAACATCAATAGTTGATGCAGCAGGTGGGCCAGGAATATCTCCATTTAATTTAGTTAAAATTGACAGAAACGGACAAGTCACACAGATAGCAGTTGGCGGATGTCCAACAGCAAGTAGTAGTGGTAATCAAGCAGGAACAATAGTATAAAATTATGGCATTAAAAAGAGTAGAAGTTGATATTTATGTGTGGGAAGGTTTGGTCACAGCACAGCCATCTGCACCTGCATATTCAATAAACAAAAACGTAATATCTGGACAGACAAATATTACACTAGAAATTGCAGAATTAGTTAGAGATTATCTGACTATGACTTTTAACAATGATTACACATCAATTGCAAGATATGTTAGAGCTATTGTAAGCTCCTTTGACGATTCAGACGAACCCTTCCAGACAAATCCAATAGTGACGACCTACGTTGCTCTAGATGGCTACGGATATTTTGAAGAAGGCACAAACCCAGAACTAGACAGACACGCTCTTATCAGTTCGACTAATATTTATCTTCCAGAAGGTACAGCAGGAAAGTTTCCAATATTTGCAGAAGGCGTTGGAAAAGTCATCATTGATTCTACAACAACTCAGATAACAGATAACGGAAACACGAATCAGAAGATTCAATATATTACAATTCCTGCTGACAGTTCTACAATACAGGTTTTCGACACAGACGACACGACACTAAAAAAGACGATTACAGTATCTAATATCTGTGAACCTAAATACACACCTTTTAAAATAACCTTTGTCAATAAGTTTGGAGCATTTCAAGATTTATATTTCTTTAAAAAATCAAGCGAAGTAACAAACGTAACAGATGAACTATTTAAAAAGAATATAGTCACAAACACATCTTCTACATATAACACTTATGACAATCAAAAAGGCAGGATAAATGTAAACGCTCAAACTTCATTAAAAATGAACACAGGCTTTATAAGTGAAAACATGAATCAAACCATTGAAGAACTTTTTTATAGCGAGAATGTATGGATCAGATACGAAAATAAAACCTTGCCTGTAATACCCAAGACCAAGTCTCTTCAGTATAAAACACAGCTAAACGACAACCTTATTAATTACACAATTGATTTTGATTTTGCTTTTGACAGAATTAACAACATAAGATAAATGCTACAATTACAGGTTTTTTTTGATGGGCAGCAAGTTGAACTGTTTAAAGATGAAAGTGTTGTTTTAACACAATCAATCCAAGACATTAAAGACATACAAAAAGTCTTTATTCCTTTTACACAAACATTCAACGTCCCTGCTTCAAAAAACAATAATAAAATATTCAAGCATTTTTACAATTTTAATATTGATGGTTTTGATGCTAGAAAAAAAACAGCTTCAGAACTATTTCTTAATTACAAGCTTTTTAAAAAAGGAAAGATAAAACTTGAAGGCGTACAGTTAAAAAACAATGAACCACACACATACAAGCTTACATTTTTCGGCAACACAATAAATCTAAAAGACCTAGTCGGAGAAGATAAACTTGCAGCTCTTAGTCATTTAAAAGATTACAGCTTTGACTACAACGACACAAATATTGCAGCCTATATGTCGAATGGTCTTGATGTGTTTAGTACAGGTGGAACAGTAACTGATGCAGTCATTATTCCTTTAATAACACACACAGATAGACTGATTTTTGACAGCGACTCTGCTGTTGTAAATGCTGACACATTAAAAAACATAAACCCCACAGCAGGAACATCAACAAACTATGGAGTTCCATTTAAACAGTTAAAACCTGCACTTAGATTAATTGCAATTATAAAAGCCATAGAAATAGAATATGGCATCACTTTCAGTACTGACTTTTTTAATGAAACAAATACTGCTTTCTCAGGTCTGTATATGTGGCTTCACAATAAAGAAGGCGAACTGTTCCAAGATCAAGATGCACAACACCAGGCTTCTGGATTTACAGTTACAAGCAAGGACAAAACAATGGGTCTTGGAAGTTTTTTCACAGGATTCAAAAATGCGAGTTTTGAAACTAAACTTGATGACATAAGAAAGCACAGAATATTTGATGGAATTCCTGTTAATAAAATAGAGAGAGCCTTGAATGTTAAAGTTGTTCCTTCTGGAAGCGCAGGCTATAGTCTAGTGATTAAAAAAGATGGAGAAGAGTTTCAACGCTTTGATGGACTTACAGGGACGACAGAACTAGGTCAAAGCTCTAGTTTAAAGAGAGATCAGTTTCTAAGAATAGGAGATGGCGTTTATACATTTTTTATAGAGACAGATGCAATATCAACTTATACGCTGACTATAACTCATTTTATAAAGAGTTTAAGAACAGGTGGAAGAAGAAAGGACATTGAATTTACAGCAAGTGCAGCCAAGACGACAGACAACCCTGTGACAGCTACACAGTTTGTTCCAGACATCAAGGTCTTAGACCTACTAACAGGAATATTTAAAATGTTTAATCTAACTGCTTTTGAAGACGAAGCAGGAATTGTCCAAGTACAGACTCTAGATGAGTTCTATGCAAGCAGCACAGTTTTTCATGACATCACACCATTTGTCGATAAAACTGAAATTGTGACTGATTCTGTTTTACCTTTTAAAGAGATAGATTTTAGGTTTGAAGGCACAGGAAGTTTTCTAGCAAACAACCACAAAGAAAAATTTAATACAGAATGGGGTGCTTTATACTATAACGCTCCAGAGAAATACGATGGAAAAGTCTATGACATAGAAGTTCCGTTTGAACATTTTAAATATGAGCATTTATATCTCACAAATAATAGTGTATTAACTGCAACAGATAGCGGTGTTCAGTACGGATATTCTGTAAACGAATCACAAAGCGCATATCTAGGAAAACCCCTTTTATTTTATGCTGCAAAATCTACTGCAACGATCAGAGCTTTAAACCTTACAAAAAGTGCAGGGGTTTCAGTAGCTAATCCATACATACCATTAAACTGTGAATCGACAGGAAGCACATTTTTAGTTGGTAAACAAAGCATAAATTTTAATGCAGAATTTGATGAATTCTCAAGACAGGTAAATCCTAAAACTTTATTTAACACATATTATAAAAATTATGTGGACGATATGTTTGATGTTAGAAAAAGGCTAACAAGTGTCAAGGCTTATCTGCCTATGAATATAATATACAATCTAAATCTAGCAGATAAATTTATTCTTAATAATAACGAATATAGAATAAACAAAATCTCCACAAACTTTGAAACAGAGCAAAGCAGTCTGGAATTGACTAACATATTTGAAGCACCTGTATTTAGAACACTAAAAGCAATAGAAAACAACTGTTTAACAGTAGACACAAGCTTAATTAGTGTAGATAGTGTTGACATTACTGTCGATGCAGCGTGTGACTTAGACTTTACTATTCCAAACACAAACACAGGTGTTCCAACAGCTTCTGTGAATAATCCTGTGAGTCAATTTACAAATACGAGCCTCAAGGTTATAGCTCCGACAATTGATACAGATCAGATTCCTGTTTCTACAACAACAGAGGTATTCTTTAGTCATCAAATTACTGCACTAGGGAAAGTAGGCGACACAGATAGACTAGATGAATACGGATATTTATACTCTACATCTTTAACAAATCTAAGCTCTACAAATGACATTGATACTTTAAAAGCTTTTGGAGATGTCACAGTTGTTCCATTTATACCTTCTCTAGCTGTTTTAAATGTACCTATAAAAAGCATTTACAAAAAAGCAGGATTGACTGACCCTGCAACTATTTATTATCGTTTTTATGCAAGGACAAACACGACAGTCCAGAACGATAAAGCAGATGCAATTAGTAGCCTAGTAATAGCACAGACTGTCGCTTCAGCAGTTACTCAATACAATAATGCAAGTGGAGAGAATCTCTATGGTATTGTTGGAACACAAGGTTATATGAGTGCAGGTTCGCCACAGCATAACTTATCAAGAGAAAACTTTTCTGGAAGAGGTGCTGAAGACCAAGATGGTATTGTAATAGGAAATGCTATACAACCAAATGAAACAGCAATCAAAGAAATAGTAGAATGGTTGTCAAGTGTTGCTAATCCAACAGCAGGCACTTACTATCCTGTATCACATACATTTAAAGCAATAAATAAATTCGGGGCAGATTTTTCTGCTGTGTTTAATATGAGTAATAAAACAAACGCCTTTGTCAAATACCACATGTATTTAAACGCTTACCCTTTTGTAATGATTAAAGGCGGTACAGTCACAGGAAGTATAGTTAGTGGTGGCTCTTTAGGATTAGCATTTACAGTTGCAGATTTACAAAGCACATCATGATAAAGAACATTTTAGAAATGCTAGAATTCGTAAAAGATGACACTAAGAATTTAGGAGAGTTATCTAGGATAGCATTAGGGAGAAACAAAATACCAGAATCAATGAATGAATTAATTCATTTAACACTATTAAGAAATGGCAGAAGAAGTTAAGGTTAATTTAAAAGCCGAGTTTGGCAGTCTTAGGAAAGACTTGCAAGATGTTACAACTGAATTAGTCGATATAAAAGACGAATCAAAAAAAGCTAGTAAAGGACTAGGGGGTATTAAAAAAGCAGTCACAGGAGTCGGTGCTGTTCTAACAGGTGGACTTTTTAAAGCAGGTGCTGTCATCTTTGAAAAACTCATGGAGCTATTCATGGGTAATCAGAGAGTGATGGATGCTATGGCTGTGGGAGCTAATTTCTTGCAGAAAGCTTTTAATGATTTAGTGGATTTAGTGACTAATGTAAGCATCCCAAGTTTTCGTGAATTAAAAGACGGAATCATGCAAGGCTTGATTGATAGATTTGAACAAGCAAAAGAAGTTGCAGGTCTTCTAGGACAAGCAGTTGTTAAATTGTTTAAGGGAGATTTTTCTGGTGCTGTTGATAGTTTAAAACAAGCAGGAAAAGAATCAGTTGATGTCTTTACAGGCGTAGACAAATCAGTTGAAAAAGTAACAAAAGCAGTTGGAGACTATGCAAAAGAAACTTTTGAAGCTGCTAAAAATCAAGTTGATTTAAATAAACAAGCACAATTAGCTGAAGCACAAAACGCTAAACTCTTATTGCAATTTAGTCAAGAAGCAGAACTTCAGAGACAGATTAGAGATGACACTTCACAGTCAATAGAAGATAGAATTGCAGCTAATGAAGAATTAGGTAATGTATTAGACAGACAAGCAGAAGTCATGATGGCTAATGCTCAAGATCAAATCGATGCTGCTCAAGCTGCTTTAGATTTAGATAAAGAAAATCTAGATTTACAGATTGCGCTTATAAATGCTCAGACAGCTCTTATTGATGTAGAAGAAACAGTTACAGGATTTAGATCAGAACAACTCACAAACACGAATTCTTTACTACAGGAACAAAAAGACCTGCAAGATGAACTGTTGCAAAATGAAAAAGATTTAGCTGCTGAATCTCAAAAAATAAAAGACGATGCACAAGCAGCAGATGACAAAATAAAATTAGATGCAGAAGCAGCAGCAATAGCTCAAGACAATGCAACATTAGGAAGACTAGCAAATCTCGCAGGAGAAGGCACTAAAATAGGTAAAGCAATGGCAGTTGCAGATGTGACTAGAGAGACTGTTAAAGGTGTTCAAAACGCCTTTACAACAGCACAATCTTCTCCAATTACAGCAATTCCATTTATTGGGCCTGCATATCCATTTATTCAAGCAGGAATAGCAGCAGCCTTTGGAGCAAAATCCATAAAAAGCATAGTAAGTGGATCAAAACCTTCTGTCTCTGGCGGTGGTGGTGGCGGTGGTGCTGCGATACCTTCTGCACCCCCAGACTTTAACATTGTAGGGGCATCGCCTGTTAATCAGTTAGCAGAAACCATAGGTGGAGAAAGTCAGAAACCAATTAAAGCTTTTGTCACATCTGGAGATGTATCAACAGCACAATCACTAGACAGAAATATAATAGAAAATGCATCAATAGGATAAACATGAAAATAATAGAATTAATACTAGACGAAGAAAACGAAGACAATGGTATCACAGCCATTTCAGTAGTTGAAAACCCTGCAATCGAAGAAGACTTTATTGCCCTAAAAAATCAAGAAGTCAAGTTTGCAGAACAGGACAAAGAAAAGCGAATCTTAATGGGTGCAGCTCTTATTCCTAATAAACCGATATTCCGTAAAAATGAAGAAGACGAATACTACATTTTCTTCTCAAAAGATACTGTCAGAAAAGCCTCTGAGTTGTTCTTTATAAAAGGCAATCAATCTCAATCTACCCTAGAGCATAAAGTAGCATTAGAAGGTCTTACTGTGGTTGAGAGTTGGATTGTAGAATCAGAACAAGATAAGTCTAGACATTATGGAATGGATGTTCCTATGGGAACTTGGATGGTTTCAATGAAAGTGAATTCTGATGAAGTTTGGAATGAATATGTCAAAAAAGGAAAGGTCAAAGGTTTTTCAATAGAAGCTTATTTCTCAGATAAAATGTCAAGACCAAAAGACAAAACTTTAAAAGAAGAAGCTGCTGCTCAAGAATCTATCGAACAGATCACAAAAATTTTAAAAGATGCCTAGAAAGAAACCAAAAACAGTAAGTCGCACATCTCCAAAAGGTGGAAAGCGTGGTTGTTTATGTAGAGACCGCAAAACTTATGATTCTAAGTGCTGTGATGGCTCTATGATAGCACAAGGAATAGGCAAGGTGTAAAAAAGGTCTTAAAATATGACCGATTTTTTAAACTCAAACGTATATATAGTATAGAAAATAATATAAATGAAAGCACTTGAAGTTATAGACCAAATTAAAGGCATTCTAGGAATAGAATTGTCTGAACAAACAGTACAGTTGGCAACTATGAAGTTGGACAATGGTACGGAGATCGAGGCTGAAGAATTTGTCAAAGACAAAGAAGTATTTATCGTAGGAGAAGAAGGCGAAAAAATTGCCCTTCCTGTAGGAGAATACACTATGGAAGATGGCAAAATCTTATCAGTTATTGAGGAAGGTTTAATTAATGAGATCAAAGAAGAGGCTGCTGAAGAAGAAGTTGTTGAAGAACAAGCTGAAGAAGAAGTGGAAGCTGAAGCAGAAGAGGCTAAAGTAAAATCAAAGACTGAATCTACACAGGTTGTTTATGCAACTAAAGAGGAAGTTGATGAAGTCAAATCTATGATCGCAGAGATTAAAACCCTTTTAGAAAAAGAAAAAGAAGTTGAAGAAGTAGAGATGTCAGCAGAAGTTGCAGAGCCTATTGCTCACAATCCAGAAGCTGTATCTGAGCCAAAAAGTAATTTGCCTCAACAAGAAAACAATCAACTGAGTCGAATTAGACAAATGATTTACAACAAATAAAATTTAAAAAATGTCAAATACAATTAATACAAGTAATGACGTACTAAGAGCTAGATCAAAGCAAACGACTTTGACAGTAACTCAAGACGTTAATGCAAATCAAGCAGGTGGCGAATTTAACATCGCAACAGATGCTAAAGTGATAACACTTCCAAAAATCGATGCTAATAACGTTGGTATGGAATTCAAATTTAGAAACACAGGAGCAGACGGAAACAATATTATTACAATTAGTCCTAATGCTGCAGATGCAATTCATGGAACTGTTGCTGCTATACAATCTGGCGGTGTTGCTAACAAAGATTGGATAAACACAAAAGCAACTGCAAACAAAGGCGATTGGTGTTCTCTAGTAGCTATAGAGGCAGGATCATGGTATTTAACAGGTGGTGATGGTGTTTGGGCATCTGAATCATAATATATAATAAATTAAAAAAAGAAAAAATGAAAGTAGAATTAGGAACTACCCAGAATATCACCACAAGTTACAGTGGGCGGGCAGCTAAAGGTTATTTAAGCGCAGCACTTTTGGGCGGAGATACACTTGCCTCTGGAACAATTGACATCAGAGACAATATACAATTTAAAGAAGTAATCCAGATTATAAGCTCGGATGCTAATTTAATTAAACCAGGTACTTGTGACTTCGATGCAACAGGTACTCTAACAACGAGTGAAGTCGTTATTGAACCAAAAGAAATTCAAGTAAATCTTGAAGTTTGTTCAAAAAATTTCCGCAATCAATGGCAAAGTTTAGAGCTAAACGGAATTAATTCTAAATTGCCACAAACATTCGGACAATTTATCCTTGAGCATGTTGTTTTAAAAACAGCAGCAGCAATGGAAACAGCAATTTGGTCTGGAACAACAGCAGGAGATATTCCTTTTGATGGATTTGAAGTTTTAGCTAATGCAAACGGAGATGTTGTTGATGTAGCAAAAGTAGGCGTGACCGCTGCTAATGTCACAAGCGAACTTTCTCGCGTTTTTGATGCAATTCCTACAACCATAAAAGGAAAATCAGATTTATATATATATACTCCTACTGACATATTTTTCAAGTACGTCCAAAGTTTAGGCGGTTTTGGCGCAGTAGGTGGATCTCCATCAACTACAGGTCTTGATGGTAAATATTCAACTTGGTATGGTGGTCAACAGGAACTTAATTTCTTAGGAGCAAAAGTAAGACATTGTCCAGGAATGACTTCAACTGATATGATTGCGACAACTAAATCAAATATGATTTTCGGAACTTCTTTATTTAGCGACATGAATAGATCAGAAATAATTGATCTTGGCCCTATTAATGGAAGTCAAAATTCAAGAGTTATTCTTAGAGGTTCAGCAGCAGTTGCACTTGGAATAGGTAGTGAGATAGTACTTTACTCTTAATATTAATCAATACAAAGGGGAGGCAACTCCCCTAGTATTTAAATCAAAGACTTATGGCTTGTTTAGTGACTAAAGGTAGAGCAATCAATTGTAATGATGTACAAGGTGGCATCTCTGCTCTTTTTATAACAAACGGAGTTGCGCCATACGGAACTGTAACTATTTCATCAGATGCTATTTCAAATATGAGTGGGACGTTCACAGCGTTTAAATACGATTTGAATGGTGCAGGAAATAGTTTTACAACCACAGCGACAACTTCAAAAGATACAGGCACTACTTTTTATAGTACTGTCTTATCTGTGACCTTACCAAAACTTTCAAAAGATGACTCGGCACAATTAAAATTATTGTCTTATGGGCGCAACTCAATAGTTGTCCAAGACAGGAACTTAAATGCTTTTTTACTTGGAAGAGAAAATGGTGTAACTGTGACAGCTACTACAATGACAAGTGGCGATGGCAGAGGAGATATGTCTGGATATACGATTGAGTTTCTTGCAGAAGAAGCTAGTCCACCAGACTTTATTAATGGAGCAACAGCAGCAACACCATTCGCAGGAATGAGTAGTGCTTCGCCAACAATTACTGTTGGAACTAACTCCTAAAAATGTGTTTTGTTTGGGGGTATGCTTATGGCTGCCCTCTTCAAAACAATTATAAAAGCAAAACATGAAGAAAAAAAACATAATATTCAAACCTTTCGATAGACTTGAGTGGCATGATGCTACTGAAGAACAAGCAAGAGAAGCTTTGACAGAAGATCAGTTCAAATCTTTAAAGAAAAACAAAATCTATAACATAGGGACAGGAACTTTTAAGATAGACTAATGATAGTAGTGGACAGAACACAAGCAAGCCACACATTAAACATAATTCCTAGAAGCTATGCGCCAACAGGTTCAAATATTTTTAAAGTAGTGATAACAAACGAAGAGCAAAACACAGAAGTACATAATGCAACAGTCAGTTCTTTGACTCCTGTAAAGTACTATTACTCATATACAGCAAATCTAGGTTTAGATGCTGCAAAAGACATTACATACATTTTAGAGGTTACAAATACAGCAACTTCAGAGGTTTTATATAGAGATAAGATTTTTGGAACAGATCAGACTGTAAGTACCTATTCTCCCAACACAGGCAAGTTCGTGCAAAATCCTACTGCTGCTAATGATTATTTAGTCTATGAATAGCGATTTTCACATACTTAATCTAGAGGCTTACAAAACTCCAGAGGTCTATGAAGACCCACACAGCGATTTTGTGGCTTTTGGAGACGACAATGACTTCTACACAGAGTTAATCGATGCCTACTTAAACTCCCCTACTACAAACAGCATCATTACAGGTGTTGTGGGTCAAATCTATGGGAAAGGTTTCGATGCATTAGATTCTAACAGAAGACCAGATGAATTCGCTGCCTTTAAAAAGCTATTTAAAGCTAAAGATTTAAAGCGTGTTTGTTTAGACTATAAGCTACTCGGAGAAGCAGCCTTTCAAGTGACGTATAATGGCTCAAAAGTCGATAAGGTAACCCATTTTAACAGAGAGACATTAAGAGCTGAGAAATGCGACCATAAAGGCGTTATAAACGCTTATTATTACTTCCCTAAGTGGGACGAATACCAAGAAGGCGATAAACTTACAAGAATTCCTGTCTTTGGCTCTGGAGCAAAGAATGAAATATACATTATAAGAAGGCATATTCCTTCAATGCACTACTATTCTCCACCAGATTATATTGGTGCGATAAATTACAGTAAACTAGAATGCGAAATTTCTGAGTATTTAGTCAATGAAGTGACCAATTCTTTTTCTGGAACTAAGCTAGTAAGCTTTACAAATGGCGTGCCTACAACTGAGAAGCAGCAAATGATTAAATCAGAGATCATGAACAAGCTCACAGGTGCTAATGGAGAGAAAGTAATTGTTTCTTTTAGTGATTCTCCAGAGAATAAAACAACAATTGAAGACATTTCAGTAAGTGATGCAGCAGAT